AGGGATCTTACCTGCTATACGATTCTTATCAGCCCTGCGGAGTTTATGTCCTTGCTGGACTAGGACTTCTCCTACTGTAGGGCCTTTGTAGCCTGCGCCTGTTTGTGACCAAGCTGCTCCGTCTAGTACTCCCGGTACAGAACGTATGTCAGGTCTTTCTAGTTCTGTTATCATTAAGCCTAGTTCAGACCCTACTAGGCCTTTCTTGTATAGTTCCCTATAGACTATTAAGGTTCCGTCATCGGGATCTACTGCTGCCCAGATACAGGCTGACTCTGATGCAAACCCGTAGTCGATGCCTTTAAGTCTTTCCCAATGAGGAGGTATCTCGAATGGGGCTATTACGTGCTTCTCTGTGTCGAACTCAGGGAATGCTGCACCTTCTACTACGTCCCAATTACCCTCAAGGAGTTGCTTACGAAGAACAGGGGGCAGACCAGCCAGCATAGTCCCGTAGTCTGAATCAGACAAGTAAGGGTTATCTGAGAGCTTAGCAGGGATGAACCTACGAGTAATACTAGACCCGTCAGGGTTACGGACTAAGAAAGCCTCACCGGGAACAGCAGGATCAATGAATCTCTTCTTGACCCAATAGCCACCTATGTTACCGGGGTTAGCTGTGGCTCTTAAGTAAGTCTTAATCTCTGGGTTAACAGTCCTTAGTCGAGAGGCTAGGTAGTTCCAGCAGAAGTCAGTAGGCCACTGAGTCAGTTCGTCAAAGCCAATCCAAGAGTATGCTTGGCCCTGATAACGATACACATCAGAGTCTTTCTCACAGTAACCAAACTCCAATTTAGCCCCTGAAGGGAATGTCCAAGTCTTATCTTGCTGTCTGAACCTAGCACCGGGATAAGCCTTAGGGTACAACTCAAAGGATTTATCTATGAGTTCTCGTAGCTCTGGCATTGTACGCCTAATAAGCAGCGCACGAGCTTCTTTGAAAACAAACTGAGGCAGAGGGTCTACTAGCATAGCGTAGGATTTACCACCGCCTGCTGCACCACCATAGAGCACTTCCTTTTCTGAGGCACTAAGGAAATCCTCTTGTGGGCCTGCATTAGGCCTGAAGATAATAGCCGACTCTTCTTCTTGTAGAGCCTCTCGTACTGTAGCAGGCAGAGCATTTAGGTCTGTACTAGAGAGTAGTTTATTAGAAGTCTGTTTACCGTCTAGTTTCTTTAAGGTTTCTTTGTTGCGTTTAATCTCTTCTTGTTTCTTAGTAGCCCTGTGTCTTAGCTCGGAGACTTTCTTTTGTTTATTGCGTATAGATCTTCTAGCGGCTCTTACGGCCTTTTGGTGTTTAGTTTCAGAATGAAAGTTATGAGCAGAGCCTTTAAGCTTACCTCGTTTACGCTTAGGGGTTCCGTCTTTGTTAGTAAGGAACCTACCGTTATGGTCTTGCTCATATATCTCAGGATAGACTTCCCACAGGACTATCCCTTGTTTCTGTAGTCTCTTCAGTAACGGGGCTGTCAGAGTCTCTAAAGGGTGGTTCTTCAAGGTTTCCTCTATAGTCTTCTTGTCCATAGAGTACTGGGTGTTTTCTGAGTCTGTGGATGAGTCTGATTCCTTCGTAGGTAATTGGTCTTCCTGATTCATAAGTAATATAATCTGCTGCTTGTTTGTAAGAAGGGAAAGCCTTAAAGTCAATAAACTGAAGAGTACGATCTAGGAGTTCTAGAAGGGTTTGGTCAGGGACTAAAAGGTCATCCTCGGCTATGTAACCATACGGAGGTCTTTTACAGTATCTAGGAATAGGTACGTATTGTTTATTAGACATCTTTATTTACTCTCTTTAATCATCGTCTTGTACTACTGTATATTCTGCATCTTCTATTTGAGTAGGTTTCTTTTCTGGTAATACAAAGACCCCACCCTTAACTGTTTGATTAACATCTAAGATCTCTCGTTTGGCTATACCACCTCTATCAAGAAGAGAATTAGCTGCTGCTATCTTTTCTTTAATATTAGGTATGGGCCTATCTGTAGTCATGATCTCAGTAAGCGTAGCTGCTGCCCTTAAGGAACTATTAGATACTAGATCATGGGCTATATTAGTCAGTTCTTCTCTTACTGACCTTACTGCTTGTTGAGGATAAGCATAGCCTGCCATCTCAGCGGCTTTAACAGGATCATAGTTACAGGCCTCTAGGTTATCTAGAAGGGCTAGTTGCTTTTCTGTTAGTTCTCGCTTACCGTGACGCTTAGTGGGTAAGAATTCATCTGCCATAATAAACCTGAATAATGTTAAGAGTTATCTTATATTATACAAGTTATTTTAGAACTTGTCAAGCCTACGCTATAACCATAAGTTATATACATAATCAAGTTATGGGGTTGACAAATCTGATTTTTATGTGTATAATGGAACTAACAGGCCCCGAAGGTGAACCTATACCTAGCGGGGCTTTTTTTATGCCCCTATATAGTCTATATAGCCGGGGCTAAATCTGTACATATGATAGTCCTGCCAAGATATAACAGCCGGGGCTAAATATAACTTGTCATGCTAGTATAACTTGTCATGTTATTTTTAGTTCTTAGATGGCGTGTAGTAGTATATAGGGGGGGAGACCCCGGCCTGCCACATGCCTCCCCTCCCCCAACTGCTTCTACATCGCGCACGATTCGCGGGGGCCTCTTTTGCCTAGCAGCCTAGCCTATAACTCGATTGATCCTTTACCCCTACTTTACCAAACTTCCTATACCTGAGAACCTATCTAGATAATTAGGTTTATCGGGTCTGATAAACTTGTAAGACCTAGGAAATCACCTGTCGAGTAGGTAATTTATAACCAAACAGACCTACCAGCCTAAAAAAACTACCTTATCTTTCAAGCACTTACAAATTAATTTCAAAAAACTGAAAAAAAACCTTTGACAAGCTTTTCAGGTCGTTTATCATTCGCCCCAAGTTTGAGCAATCAAGCGGGTTTCGGGAGAAACAAGTAGGTCTGGATAGGTGCCGTGGTGCCTGAGTTTAGCCAGATCCAAGAGACCCGATGCTCAAGCCCCTTCGCATAGCGGAGACGGGTCAGGCCGAATCGCCACGGCGTTAGTCTGATAACCTAACGGGTGAACCGTATCCATACTAGCGAAGTTGCTTAGCTTCCTTAGCGAAGCTTTGCGCGGTCTTTAGGGACTTAGGGCGCGTATACGGTTAGCTCCCTGTAGAAATCTCTTTGATTTCTGTCCCTAAATCACCGTTAAAAATCAATCATTTACAGAGGATTTTTAATCGTGATTAAGCGCAAGACTTACAAGAACTATGATCAATTCTTGAAGATTGGTCGCAAGTACTACAACGATGAGGGCTTTTGTGGTGTCGTAGCGGTAGCGGTAGGCGCTCAAGTATCCTTTGGCAAGGCCAGATCGGAACTAGAGCGTCAAGGTAGACAACATCGTCAAGGTACTGCAACTTACCAGATTGAAAGGGCGCTTAATGTTTTGGGGTGCAGTGTAAAGACTGCTTTTGCAGATAACATTGCCTTCAGTAGTCTGGTGAAAAAGCTAGATAAATCAAAAACTTACTTGGTTTATACTAGGGGTCACGTGACTTGTATTGACAAGGGTGTTATCATGGATTGGATGACGGCTAATCGAAGGCATAAGGTTATGTTTATTCAACAAATTACAAGGGAATTTTAAAATGAAACATTACGAATATTTGATAGAATACTGTGCAAATTTATACGGTGACTGTGCAGAGTGGTATCATAGCGGTGATGAGCTGGATGAGGATTTCCACGCGTTAGAACGTGAATACCAAGCTACAGAACGCGCATTAGCAGTAGCATTATTTTATAAAGTTTGACAATGACGAAACCCCTAGTGTATGCTAGGGTTCATAGGGATTGGTACCCTATGCTGATGAGTTACCACTGTCAAAAATTAAAGGATATTTACTATGAAAACTACAGACCTGATCAACGAAGAATTCGACATGGATCATGATGCGCTTATGGACTTTGAAACCGAACTTGAAGCCCCTAGTCCAGAAGGATTACCTGACGTAGGTACAGTGTTCACTTTCCCTAAGTCTCGAAGGAATAGGACTTATCAAGTGATTGGTATCCTTGGGGATACCATTGAATACGGTATGGTTGATAAGCCCGAAAAAGGTGTGTATTCTATGCCGATCACTCATGAAATCATTGTACTTTGACACGACAAAATGCCCCTGCTAAACTGTAGGGGCATCACTAGGACTGGTATCCTAGTTTTGAAGAGTTACCATGTCAAGAAAACTATTGGAGTTAATATGACTGAATCAATCGAAACATTCGACCGCGACACGATTGCTGTACTTGAAAACCAGATGAAAATCAGGGCGCGTAAAGAATCCGTAGGGATCAACAAAGCACTAGATCTCAATACTGGCGAAACAGGGAACTACGTAGTGAAGTTTTCTAACGGTGCAGTAAAGCAATTCAAAGTAAATAGCAGTGTCAGTTTTGACGATCTACTACTGAAAATGGATAGCTTTAATGCTAAAAAGCATCCTATAAGGTGCCTGAGTGTTACTAGAACCCTTCGTGGTGTAAGGCATTGCGTAGTAGCTTCGATGGAAAATAATATCGTGCCGAACTGTAATATCAAGGCTAAGAATCCTGTACTTTCTGAGATTTATTGTGTATAATGCCGCGACGAAACGCCCAGAAATGGGCTTTGATAGGAATTGGTATCCTATCCTGACGAGTTACCGAGGCAAAAATTATGAAAACTACAGTAATCAGCACAGTATCACTCATTACGGGCGCTTGTTGCCTG